GACGTTTTAGACTTAATCAAATTTATACTTTGATTATAACTCAAATTATGCTTTTTGGCAATAGAAATTACACAATTTTCAAAATATTTGTGTCCTATCTCGTGTAAATATGGTGCAAATTCTGTTTTGTTTGCAAACATTCCCATTTGTTCATTTACATACTTGATAATGTCTTTAACAGTCATATATTTACCGTTTATGTACATTATATCCGTGCGTTTGTCGTAACCCGCAATAGCAGTCGGTTCAAAATTATTCAAATCAAAATCAACTATCGCTACTTTTGGCATTTCTACCTTTCCGTCAATCGTTTTCTGTATAATACTCAAACTACGTTCGGCAAGTTTAATTGCTTTTTTATTCGCAATATTCGTATCATCAACAAACATTTCAAACTGACTGTTTGTAATCGGATTTAGTTTGATTTTCTCCGTTGTACCGTTATTCATACTTATTTCGGCTTGTTTAACTTCGGTGCCGATTTTCGGATTTCTGTCACCGCCAAATGCCTTTGACATATAATCAATGTCATCTTGTTGTGTTTCCGCATCGTCATCTTGTTTTTCATCTTCCGCAAAATATGCCGTTATTGTACCTCTGCAACGGGTATGAAACGGCGGAGCGGTTATACCTTGCTGATACTCGGAAAGTTTAAAATGCTTACCGTGCATACTTGCACATTCACTGCAAATATCACTGTCCAAATTCTCGTCAATCTCGTATTCTTCAAAGCCTGCGTCCTTTAGCGACTGCAATCTTGCGTCAACCATAATATGCGTATATTCCGTCTGATACAATGCGGCGGCACGGCTTTTTGAAACATTCATTCTTGATGATATATTCTTAATCATCTTATCGGGACTGTCACCCCTCGTTATGCCCTGTACAAGATTTGTATTAAGCTCTCTTAAAAGTTTCTGCTTATCATTCCATATTCGGTCAGAGAAGTTACTTCCGTCAAGCCACTTTTCATATATCGCATTCTTTACCGTGTCACGGTCGAACTTTGCAAAATTAACAGCATAATCAACCGAATCGGCAATATGTTTATTTGTTGTATAATATGTATCACTGTATGCCTTTTTAAGTGATGTTGAAAATTTATCCTCTTGCTTTTGTTTCAAGAGTTCGACTTCTCCACGCATTTGATATTTGAGTGCCTCCAAACGGCTTACCCTTGAACGCATATACTCATTATCAAGCATTGTCGTCCACTTGCCGTCTGCGTTATCAAGTGCCTTTTCGCGAAATTCTTCAAGCGACAGCTTAAACCCTTTAAGTTCGTCACGACTTAGCTGTTTTCGTGCCTCTGCCATACTGATACCGTTTTCACCCGCATACCTTGCGTAAAACGTTTCAATCTCTTTTTTTATGCCGTTTAAGGACCTTTCATACTCTTTTATGAGTTCGCGTTCTATATCATCGGCTTTCTGTGCGTGGATTTTTAAAAGCTCACTGTTCCTCTTCTTCCAATACTCGTTCATTATGTCCACCCATTATATCGTCACTGTCGTCCTTTTCTTCCGCAATTCTCTCCATTTCCTTATCTGCGTCCTCGACAAACGGATGACGTTCAATAATCGTGCGTTGAGATATAACACCAACGCTTTTTTGTGCTATATCCGCAAGTTCGGTGTCGTTTGAAACGCTTGTCCTTGTCCACGTCTGCGTGACATTTTCACAAGCGATACCGCTGTAATCGCATATCGCTTTGATGAGTTCTTCAAACCCACTCCTAAACTCCATTTCTGCCATACCGGCTTTGAGTTCAAGCAGTGAATACAAATATTTCAATGCCGTACCCGATGAATTACCGAAGTTCTGTGGGTCCGGGTCAATACCTTTACCCTGTTCAAAAATACTCTTGCGTGTCATTTGGAGCATTTTCTCTCTCGCCTCAACCGGAATATCAATCGTCAAAGTTGAAAGTCCTCCGCTTGCTCCGTCCTCCGAATCAAGCTTAATAGTCTTGTACTTCTTGAGTTGTGTCAAAAACTCCGAAAGGCTCTCGCCCTCATATCCGCTTAGTACGAATATAATCTCCTGTATATCTTCGAGGTCGTTTATAAAACCGCTGTACGTTTTGTCATATGTATCAATAAGTCCTTTTATCGGTGTAAGGTCATCACGATGAAAGCCGTTATTGAAAAACGGAATAAACGGTACACGTCCGAAATTATGACTGTACACGTTACATATAGTTCCGTTTGTTTCAACGTCGTACACGTTGAACATATTATACATTTCAAGCCGTTCAAGACCGTCGCCAATCTTCTTACGGAATACACTGCATTCCTTATCAGTCCAATACTCATAAACGTGGTAAGTGTCACCGTTATCGTCAAGCTCTTGATATGTTCTGAAACACGCCGTAAGTTCGTGTTCCAAAGTATCGCTCCATATCGGTATAACTTGCTTGCTGTCTATAACGTCGTACTTAAATCCGTCATTATCCCAGTAGTGAATCCAACCCAAACCCGCATTTGACGCATTTATCGCAAGTCTTGAACATATTTTCGTGTATCGACTGCCGAGTATATTGCTTATTTTCTCATTCGCCGATTTATTCCCGACATCAAATAACGGCGGTGATGTAAACATATACGCCGCTTTTTGGTCTACAAGCAATCCGTGAAAATTAGACGGTATTCTGTTGTCCGCATTCCTCAAAGGTTTTTCGCCGTCACTGTGCGTCATATGCAGAATGTCATTATCGTTCAGATAATATCGTTCCGCCGTCTGCACTCTTGATATAAAATTTTCGTGTCCGGGTATATATTTCTTTATCAGTTTCTTTACTGTTTCCAAATCCAATTTTATCACCTACTTTAAAATTGACAGTCCGCCTTTTTTCCTGTTCATCATCTCTGCAATACCTGTTGTTGCGTCGGGTGCGTCGTCGTGCTTGTTCTTGCCCTCACGCTGATATGTCGTCATCGCCTTATAGTATTCGGGAAAACGTATGTGCCAGTCGCAAGGAAAATATATATGCTCCATTACCCAAGTGCTGTTGGATAATATTCGTGCCTCTTTGTTATTGCTTTGGTGAAACCATTTCACCGTTGTAAAATTACTGCCGTATTTTTCGGCAAGGATTTCACGCACACGTCTTGCGAACGAACGTCCGCCGTTATTGCTTTCAATCTTTGCAAGGTTGACGTTGTTCTCGTATAATCTACGTGCCGTTTCACCCTCTGTAACCTCCATAGGCTCGTCGGTATAATACACGTCTATGACGTATACTTCTTTGCCGTATATACCGTATATTATGTTGCAGAGATAGTCCGCACCTGTATCGGCGGTATCGCAATATGATTGTATTTGCGTAATCGGCGGTAAGCTGTCGTATGTTTTAAGCGTTGTGTAGAGTTTGCCTTGCAAATCAATCGGCTCTTGCTGATAATTCGCACTTGCTATGTCCGCACCCATTGCCTTAATCTTTAAGTCGTAACTGCTCCGTGACAAGATTTCATCACATAGCATATTGCCGTCATCACAAACGGCTTTCATCGTGATTACTCTGTGAGATATGTTGTTGTCGCTGAAATACTCAATCGCACGTCCCGCAAGGTCGCCCGAAGCCCACCGTGTCATTATAATGATTATCTTGCCTTTTTCTTCAAGTCGTGAAAGCATTGTGTTCGTAAACCATTCCCAATGCTTTTCTTTGACTGTTTCGTTGTATGCCTCCTCGGCATTTTTGATAAGGTCGTCGATTATAAGTAAACTCGCTCCGAAACCTGTCGCAGTACCGGACGGCGATGTGGCAAGATAGTTGTTGTAACCGCCCTCAAGGCTCCATAAGTTCATCGCTCCGTCGCCTTGCTTTATCCTCACATTCGGAAATATGTCACTGTAAATAATCTTTTCCGTATCGGCTTTTTCTTCTTGAATGGCGTTACGCACCGCTTTTGAAAAGGTGGTTGATAACGTTTCATTGTATGAGCCGGTCATTATTTTTTCGCTTTGATTTCTGCCGAGCACCCACTCAACAAACATTGATGCCGTACGGCTCTTGCCGTGTCGTGGCGGTAAATTGATAATCAATGCGTTCTCGTCACTTTCGTAAAACGATTGCATTTCGTTGCATAACCGTACAAGAAATTCTCTCTCCGACTTGTAGAATGACGGTGCGGTTAAATGGCAAAAATAAAAGAACTCGCGTCGTGCAAGTTCTTTCTTCGCCTCAAGCATTATTAAGTTTTTATCCATCACCTATCAACTTCCTTAATTCGTCAGTCGTAAGATTTGCCATAGGATTGTTTATGTCCATTGTGCCACTGTGCGTTATTTCCTGTTTCGGTGAAAATTCATCTTTGCATTTGCGTTCAAGATACCATAACGACAAATTAATATCACCTTTTTTTATCCCGTGTGCAACGTTTAATTTCGACTTCATTTTGATATTGTCTTTTAGTAGCTCTTTTCGCTCCGAAAACTCCTTGTGTTTCTTGCAGTAATCGTATAACGTGCTTACCGCTATATCCGCATAAATACAAGCCTCTCGGTCACTTAACCCCATTAAAAATCCCTCTTCGAGTTTTTGGACTGTCTCTTTCGTAATCTTTCTCGGTCTTGCCATGAATTTCACCTCCTGTTTTTGGGTATAGAAAAAGCACTACCTATGCGATAGTGCCTTATATTTTATTTTGATACAATAGTGACATTGTATTGTTTTGCTCAGTTGACTGTGTTGCTTTCTTCTTTTTCCGCTATCAGTTCATCTAAAACTTGTAATGCTATGGTGCATTGTATTAATTCTTCATTTTTATGAATATTATAGCGTATTAATACAAAGCTTACACCAAGTATGATAATAAGAATCATAATTATATACCAAAGTACGGAATCTCTTTCATTTTCAGATATTAAAAAATTCAAAATAGACATACATAATGCGATGATTGATACAATAAAACTCAATCTACTATACACATCATTCTGTTTTCTATCTTCATAACGAACTTCAATTCTCAATTTTTCACTTTTTAAATATTCCAGTGTTTCGTTTTCATAGAACTTTTTTAAGTCTTTACGATATTTTAAATATTCTCCATCATCATTATTTGTTTTTAATATACGTTCTTTCATTCTTTATCCTCCGTAAAAATTGTATTTGTGTATATAATTCGACAATATCACACAAAATTCCTTTTTTAGAAGAATAATTTTTTTAATATCCCTATTCCCACCAATCACACGAGATATTCACCCATCATCTCACGATGATACACTACCTTTTTACGAAAATAACGAGCGGTAAGATATAGAACACAAAATATTGCACTGTATATATGTTTTGCATTATTTTTTGTTTGCTCATTCTTTTCGCATTATAAATTGTATCACACTTTTTTCGGCAAATTCGGCATTTTTAAAAATTTATTATGTTTTCTTCGTGGATAACTCTCATCGTAATGCCCTATCTTAAATGCAATCCACTGCCATGACGGCATTACGGTGCCGTCTATGTACCTGTATCGGAATATGCGACGTGTTTCACTGTCTAATATACCGGCAACAAACAATTCAATCTTGTTTTTTTGCCGCTCCAATCGTTGACGTAGTACAATATCAGATATATGTGTTGGCTCAACACCCGACACAGAAATACAGTGCTTGACGTACGGAAATTCAGCGTCAGAGCCTGTGACAGTACCGTGTACTGTATTACTGTTTATTCTGTCATTTACCTCGTTTAATTCTGCAACAATACTGCGATACTGTTTTAGCTCTTCTTTCGTCAAATCAATTCCTCCTGTCTAAATATTCAATACGTCCGTCGTAATAGAATGTCATACCGCATTCTTTTCTTACGACCTCTTTAACCTCTTTCAGCTTACCGCCCTGCATACCCATTAAAACATCTTTTATTGCCTGTCCTAATTCTGTTATACGTTTCTTTCTCCAATTCAGCATTGAATAAAACGTATATAGAATTATCGGTGCATTGTTTTTCATTGCACACGTAACCATTTTAATACGGTCTTGCTCGGCGGTGCTTGTCTTGATTTTTAGTGGGTCAAAATCGTTCATCAGTTTTTCGTAATCAAAATCACACTCATCTTTTAATTCCTCTGCAAGTTTATCAATATCGCGTTCACGGTTATACACAACCCCAATATATCGAATAACTCCCTCTATGTATTGACACACACGTTTTTGACCCCATTTGCATTTTATACGTAGATACCACGCACCTACTACCACAAGATTGACAACACCTTCTGTTGTCACTTCATTTTCAACAATCTTGTACGACTGCAATGCTTTCTTTCTATCGAATTTCTTAATACCGCGTTTCTTTGCAATTTCATCAAAATTTTTTAATATTCTTTCTTCTTCGGCGTTCTTTATCGCCTGCCTTACGGCTCTGCGTTTCTGCTTTAACTTCTTCGCTGTTTTATCCATATCAACACCTCACCAAATTCGCCCTAACCACGTCAGGGTTTCTGTCTACAATCTTTGCTATTTCAAAATATGATAGACCATTATCTCTTAATCTTTTCATTGTATCTAATTCTTTGTTGGTTACTCGTGTCTTTTTCTTGTTTTCAGAATTGCTCGCTTTATCTGGTACATATTCCGGACACTTTGTTATTCTATACGAATCATACGTCTTGCGTTGTACCTTTTCAGCAGTCCAACCCTCCACAGGCTGAAAGCAACTGCTCCACGAACAATCACCGCCAGCTTTTTGACACGTCCAACATAATTGCTCTTTAACCATTTTGCACCTCATCCAATCTCTGAACATACTCGGTAAAATACCATATCAATTCATCTTCAAAGACTTTGATAGCTTTCTCCGCTTTTTCTTCCGATGTGAAATATACAACATTTAACTTTCGATAACGACCAGTCCACCTCACTAATAGCCTATTAGTAAGATAATCATAATCTATATTATACTTAATAACGTCGTAACCTTTCCAATCTTTTTTTGTTATTGCTTTATCGTTTAACCCCTGCCATTGTCTTAGCTGACGGTGCAATCTGTCTGCACGAGCATTGTTCTCGGCAATGGTTTTATCGCTGTAATAATTGCCTGTGTTATAACATCGCTCATCCGTTTGGTCATTAAACTCTGTAATATTTATCATACTATCGTCTTCTGTATTAATTACATAATACGTTTCTCTTTTTTCAACCCTCTCATATCCTGTCCGTTGTTCCTCAATCAATCCCAATATTTTAGCCTGTTCTTCTGATATTTCAGCTTTTATGTTCTTCCCGTTTGCACTTATAGTTACTTGCATTGTTATTCCTCCGTTTATTTTCCTTGAAATTCCTTTAATCTGTCCTCTAAAGATTCAATCTCATCTTTCCAATGCTCAATTAGCATTTCTTCGATTTGTTGCTTTGCGTCCTCTATACTGTTTGCAAATAATATGTCGTGGTCTGCATTTAATTCTTTTGATGTATAAATAAAAGCATTAGTATAAACAAATCTATCATTTGTTTCGTCTTCGATAAATTTTGCAATTATATCCTCGTCATCTCCATAAAATTCACCGAAATGCAATTCATAGTACTCTTTGCCAAATTCATTCTTTTCGACTTTCCATTCTTTCATTTATTATTCCTCCATATCAATCCACGTTATTCCGACAGCATAAGCCGCCCAAATGTCACTTTTAAAGCCGTAAAACCAATCGGGACTTTTCTTCGTTCCCTTGCCGTTCTTCAAGTCGTGCTTTGCAAATCTGTCTATCAAAGCCCTACGAATAGTTACGTCGTTGGCTTTCATACTGTGACAAATATTCATTTTTTCGTCTTTGCGTGTTATGTATTGAACGTCCTTTTGTAATTGCTTTGATTTTTCTGTAAATCTACCAATCCAAACGCAAGTATCAAACACTTCACGTCCAACCGGCATACCGTAACACGCCACCATTTCGATAACAACAACGTCTACTTGATATACTCTTATCAGACGTTCAATGCTATCTAACAGCTCATCATTATCGGTCTTTCCGAAGTCTTGTGGTTTCATTGTTTCTCCGTCAACAATGCACCAACCGCTTTGTATATTGCCGGGGTCTATAGAAAATACAATCATTTATGTTTTCTCCCTCATTATTTTTTCAAGTTCGTCATAATCAAGGCTACTGTCGTCATACACCGAAGTATTTGCTCCTGTGCGTTGCTTTTCTTCGGCAAGAGCCGTTACAACCCATTTATTTATTGCTCCGTAATCTGACGCATATTTTTTGCCCTTTGATTTTTTGTAGTTGTTTAGAATTTCGATAATCCGTTTTGTATCAGATACACCGTGCTTTTCAATTAACGCCTTATATTCCTTTTCCGTCAGCGTTACAAATTCGGCATATTTGATTTTTTTGCATAAGGGGGTTACGGGGGATACTGTCTTAATCTTGTCTTTATCTTCTTCTTTATCTTTATTATGTTCCCCACATTGCTCCGCTATTGCTCCTCGTATTGCTCCGCTATTACTCCCTACATTACTCCCTTTATTGATGAAATTATGTAGGGTGGTTAGATTTATTTGATATGTACCTGCTTGTCCCTTTTTACCGTTTTTGTAATCTATCAATCCGTATTGGATTAATACATTTCTTGCATTGAAAAGGCTTTTTTCTGAAATATCTATCTTACCCGTTATGCGTGAATTGGGTATCGTAATTTTATCTTCCCATTTAGTAGCGTTTGCAAAGTCTAAAAGGCAAAAAAACAAGTCCGCCGCCGAATGTGGAATTACATTAAACCTACGCCAATTCCAAAACGCATTAAGTATTTCAATATATGTCATACTGTATGCTCCTTTTCAATTTAATTAAAACGGCAAATCTTCTACCGACCCGTTAAGGTCAGCAAATTCATCATATTCTTCGTTTAAACCCTCTAACCTGTCTGCGAGTTCGTCCATAGCCACATTGCCGCCTATACCGCTTTCAGTCTTTGAGCCGGTAAAGTATGCCTCGTCTACAATAACTTCTGTCGCATACTGCTTTTTACCGTCATTACC